TTATCGTCTATTGAAAATGGAACATATCGTTTAAAAGAAAACTTTGAAGTTGAGGTAAAAAATGATGTGATTGAAGCAGTAAAGGAGATCTTCCTTGAAGCCGTATTAGAGGACGGTACAAAAATCAAAATTGAAGGTGATGTTTTACAAGCAGGTGCAAGAGTAGTAGTCGTTCAAGATGACTCCGAAATTCCAGCACCAAACGGAAAACACACTTTACAAGACGGTACGAAAGTTGAGACCGTAGATGGTTTAATCACTAAAATTGAAGAGGTAGTAAAAGAAGACCTTGGATATGGTGAAGAATCAGAAAATGGTGAAGTTGAAGTGGAAATTGAAAAACCATTAGAACCTTCATTAGCAATGGAGAAAGAGGTAATGGAAATGTTAAAGGACTTTGTAAATAAAATCGGACAAAAAATGTCTGAAATGGAATCACAAATGTCTTCATTACAAAACCAATTTCAATCATTCAGTAAAGAGCCAGCAGGTAAAAAAATCTCTGATGGTAAAACTGAATTTAATAAAACAAACGACGACGTATTTGAAGATCCAAGGATCGCAAACATTATGGCGTTAAGAAATAAAAAATAATTAAAAATCATACAAAAATGAAAATCTTAAAAAAAGAAGAATTTGACTACCAGGTATCAACCATCGGTGGTTATGTAGATCAAGTTGGTGGTGAGTTGTTAGCAAAAGCCTTGATTGGTGGAACGACTGCAAAATACATCAATTTAAGAACCGGAATAAAAGGCAGCCAGTCACTTAATTTATTAAACTCAACTGCATACTTCCAAGACGGAGACTGTGGATGGGAGCCATCAGGTACAACTACCTACACACAAACAACAATAACTACCTGCCCTACCAAGTATAATGAAGCCCTTTGTTATAAGGACTTATTTGATACTTATCAGTCAATGTTAATGGCACCAGGTCAAACACAAGAAACTGTGCCATTTGAGCAGCAAATAGCGGATCTGAAAGTTAAAGAAATTCAGCAATACGTAGAAAAACAAATCTGGCAAGCAACAACAGGAACATCTTGTTTTAATGGCTTCAAGACATTAATTTCAACAGGTACAACAGGTGTAGCAAATTCAAGTGGTTCAACATTTACAACAACAGGTTCAACAACAACTGCAGGAAACCCTATATTTGAGGTAAATAAATTAATCAACGCATTAGATGATAATGCAATGAGTAGAGACGATTTAAGAGTGTTTATGTCATACTCTAATTTCCGTTTATATGTACAAGCACTTACTGCGGCAAACTACTTCCAAAATTACATCGGTTCAACTGACGTTACCGGTATGATGGAAGCCGTGGCGCCAAATACGAATGTGAAAATAATTCCTACGTTAGGTCTTAATGGATCTAATCAAGTAGTAATCGGACCAGCAGAGTATATGGTTTTAGGTGTGGATTTATTAAGTGATAGTGAAAAGTTAAAAATTTGGTATAGTTTAGACTTTGATGAAGTAAGATTTAGAGCAAACTTTAACTACGGTGTAGCAATCGCAACATTTGGTTCAACTGCATACTTCGCAACAAACAACTTAGCATAGTTCTAAAATAGATTAAAAAAACAAAAGGGGTGAAAGTCCCCTTTAACAAAAAAATAAATAAAAAAAATTAGGGGGTATCCCCCGCAAACATATATTATGAGCACGTGTTATATTTCAAGTGGTATAGAATTAGGCTGTTCCAATGGTATTGGATCACTTCAAAAAATCTATATCGTAGGTGGAGCAACAGGTGATGTATCAGCAGTAGCACAAACTGTCGATGGTGCAATCACAGGTTCAACAGTAGCATCAGGTACAACAATCTATGGCTTCAATATCAAAAGGAATACTTCCAGCCTTGTGCAGGAGGTGCAAAAGAATTTTGAGAATGGTTCCATATTTTTTAACCAGGTTGTTACGGCAGTATTCTACAAATACGACCAAGATAAAAGAAACTTATTGAAGATTTTATCACAAAACGATGCAATCCAAATGATCGCAGTAGATCAAAACGGAGTACAATATTGGTTAGGTCAAAGAAATGGTATGTATTTAAGTGGTGGTGACGCCAACTCAGGTGCAAACTACGCAGACGGTAATAAATTTAATTTTATATTTACCGGAAACGAACCAGAACCTGCAAACGTTATTGTAGGCGCATTATCAGCAGTATTTGCTGGAGCAAATATTGAGGAGTAATTAATTGGTAGTCCTGTTAAAAGGACGATTATTATATCTCTAATCCGAAGAAAGGGGGCGTTAAGCCCTCTTTTTTTTATTTTTACCCGTTCAATGGAAGTCTTTTTATATTTATATATAAGAGAAAGATTATGTTATACATCAACAAAGGAGTAGAAAACACACTTGTATTAAACATCAACAACAATAGTAGAGATGTCTTTGATACATATGAATTACATTTTACACATATAATGAGTAGTGAAAAGAAAGTATATACAATAGACATATACGACCCTTTACAATATACAGCAAATAGTAGATATTGTAGTATCGTTCTTCCATTAAATACGGATGACCTAAACTACTTGGGACAATACAATTTAAACATATTTGGGGACGGAACTAATTTAGTTTTTACATCTATGGCAGAATTAGAAGGCCCACAAGAGGAGCCATTATTTAGAGAGTATATATCTCCAAATGAAAATAACGAGAATTACATATATATAGAAGATTAATTATGAGTGAAGAAATACAAAAATACGGATTAAAAAGCGTCAACTTTAACCACGCATCAGTACCCATTTTTAGTGAGGTATTACAAAGATACGATTGGGTTTATTACGGTGAGAATAATTTACTACCTCAATACTTTATTGAGCTGTACGACAACTGCGCAATACACAAGGCGGTAATTACCAGTAAGGTAAATCAGATTATGGGAGATGGTTTAGTGAGTTTAAATAACCCTATGGCAACGGTAAATCTAATAAATCCATCAGAATCAGTATCAGACGTTATGAAGAAAGCAACGTTAGATTTTATGTTATTCGGTGGGTTCGCATTAAATGTAGTATGGTCAAAGGATAGAAAAAGTATCGCAGAGATTTATCATATAGATTTTAGTAGAATACGTAGTGGTAAATTAAACAAAGACGATAAGATTGATTGTTATTACTACTCCGCAGATTGGAGGAATTTAAAAAAGTTCCCACCTGAAGAATATCCTGCGTTTAGTCAAGAGGACGGAGCTCCATCACAAATATATTATTTCAAGACATACGTACCAAGTATGACCTATTACCCTATTCCTGATTGGAGTGCAGGACAAAGGTCTATTGAGACAGACGTAGAGTTGAAAAACTTCTATATGAGGAATTTACGTAATGGGATGGTACCCTCACTTTTCATATCTTTCAATAATGGAATCCCACCAGAAGAGGAGCAACGTATTTTAACAAGAGCACTTGAGGAACAATATAGTGGGTCAGATAACGCAGGTCAAGCAGTAATTTCATTTAACGAGAATACTGACTCAGCACCAGTAATTACACAGATCCCAAGAAACGATAATGATACATACTATTCAACCGTATCAGAGGACATTTTAAGGAGTATCCTTTCAAGTCATAGAGTATCATCAGCCGAACTATTCGGTATAGCAACAGCGGGGAAATTAGGGGGTGCAAACGAGATTACTGAACACTCTGAATATTTCCGTAAGATGGTAATACAGCCATACCAAAACGATATAGTACCAGTATTTAATAAATTGGTATCGTTGAAATTTGGAAAACCTACCAACTTTGAGATTAAACCTTTATCAATCTTTTTACAAGGAGACGTATTGGAAAACCCAACGGTAATAGATAAACCAAATGTTCCGGTGGAAGTTGGTGAAGAGGAAACACAACAACAATTAATTAACGAGAATATCAAAGGATTAAAGGGTAGAGAATATCAAGGTCTAATGAGAATCGTTAGAGAATACAATAAAGAAAGAATAACAAGACAACAAGCAATGCAAATGTTAATGAGTGGATTTGGTCTGTCTCAGGAAGATTGTAATGTATGGTTAGGAGAGGAAGAATTAAACTAATATATAATGGGAGTTTTACTCGTATCAGAAAAAAAATTAAAAGCATATACGAACATCAATCGTAATGTGGATCAAGACATTCTCAAGAGTGAATTACAGATTACTCAGGATATAGATTTACAAACTATACTTGGTACTAAATTCTATAAACATTTAATGGCACAGGTGACGATAACCGGTGATACATTTACAAATGAAGAAAAGATTTTGGTAGATGAATATATCGCTCCGTATATGATACAAACGGCATATTTCAACGCAATACCGTTTATAATGTATAGGACTATGAACAACGGAATAGTATCAGGGACGCAAGAAAATGCAACCGCGGTAGATGCAGGTACAGTAGCATATTTGAGAAATATCCAAAAACAAAGGTCAGATTTTTACCTTCAACGTTTAATGGACTATTTATTAATAGGTAGAGGACAAAATCAATTCCCTGATTACGTGACGCAATCAACCAGAGATGGTATGATACCAGATAGATCACAAAAGTATATGAACGGAATATCGTTGAAGAAAACAACAAGAAAGGGTTATTCTTTGAAAGATGTAAATAATCCAGGTAGTAGAATGTATAGTGAATTAATGAACGAAAACCCTCCGTGTCAAGATTGTTATTAAACAAATGAATATGATAGAGAATATAGTAATTACAATTATAACCACACTAATAGGATATTTTGTGGGATATAGAAAATCTAAAAATGAAGTTGAAGGTGGAAGACTGGAAAACTTAGAAAAATCAATACACATATACCAAATAGTAATTGACGACTTGGGAAAGAAAGTTGAGGAACTAACTATACAAATAGCAAAGTTAGAGGGTATGATAGACGGATTGAAGAAAGAAAATAAAAGATTAAAAGAATATAAAGGAATATAATATGGCAACAGCAGCAGAATTTATATCGGTATTACATCAAAGTAAAACACAAGCCCAAGTATGGCATCATCAAACAACCTCATATAGTGAACATAAAGCACTTGGTAAATACTACGAAGGTATAACAGAATTAATAGATGGGTTGGTAGAATCACTACAAGGATACGTACCAAGAATAACAGGATACACAACAAAACCTTTAGTGGATTGGGTTGATGGTCAATCAGAAACCTACCTAAAATCGTTATGTGAATACGTACAGGCGGAGAGATTGAGTGTAGGAGATTACTCTTGGGTTCAAAACCAAGTAGATACAATACAAGAATTACTATACAATACAAAGTATCAGTTAAGTTTAAAATAGATAAAATAAGAAACCCTCCAAATGGAGGGTTTTTTTATGAGACGAGACAAAATTAAAGTTGGAGCATTATAAATAACTCGTCCCAAATAACTTTAATTGAATATAATCGGGGGGAGTGAAAATGAATGACACAAACCGATTTAGTATAAAATAATAACCCTCCCCCCACAAAGTTAATAGTTAGTAGAATCTACATCACTATATTTTTCTTTCATATAAGTATCAACAGTAGATGCCCAAGAGGTATCACCTGTTTCTATAAACTTTACATACTTGTTAACCAACGCCAAAGTTTCTTTAACGTCTAATTTTAACCCGTTCATTTTACAAAAGTCCATAACAGCGTTTAAAGCAGTTGAACGAACGATTTGAGGATGGGTAAATTCCTTGTAAAGTTGAGTACGATCAAAACCCATTTGTAGGGTCTCGTAATTGTTTGTTTTATTCTCCATTTTGTTTTTTACAGTTTTAAGAGTGTCTCTCTGTATAATAATAAATATAACGAACTTATAGCAAAAGTCAAACTATTTTTAACTTTTTTTAATTTATTTTTTTAAGATCTCCAAGACATCCACACAGGTGAACATATCAAAATTATAATCGGTTGGAAAATCATCATAAGACAACCAAGTAATATGAACATAATAGTCGGTAAGACATTCATTAACAACGCCAATACCTCCATAAAGTTTATGACCAACGGTGGAGTAAATCAACACCTTTGGATTTTTAGTTAAGAATTTGAAAGTAGTCATAATTTTTGTTTTAGTAAATGATCCCCCCGACATGTCGGGGGGATCGTTAGGGTTTAATAAGTACCACTAATAGAATCGTGGTTGTCTAATGCCTCCGAAAGGATACATAAAACATCACACATATTATGGTGGTTCTTTTTTAACATCTGTAATAAACCAGGATGATTACCGTCCGTTTTACCTTGAGATACAGACATCTCATAAGCCTCCATTTGAGTTTTACATTTGTTAACGTGTGAACGAACAATACCTTCAATAACCCTTAAGTCCTCAGGATAAAACCCAACGACAATACGACCCCATTTTTCTTGGAGTAGGTCAAGCTCCATTTGTAGTTTTTTCTCCATTTTGTTTTACGAGGGTGTTTTTTGTCCCTCTATAATAAATATACGAAGGATATATCAAACGACCAAGTTTTTACCAAGTTTTTTTTTAGTTTGTGATGAACGGTAAATAACAAGGATAAATGGTTTTACCCATATGGTAGTAGGTTATACCAGGTAGTGGGTAATACAAAAAGTTTTGATTTGAGGAGGGGTAGTTGAAGGTGATACAAATACCAAGGACGGTAGGAGAAACCCGAACGTTGAGGATATGTGAGACCACCAAATATATCTAAAAGAATTTATCCACATCGGGAAAACTTTTTGAGGATAAAATAAAAAAACATTTACTTTTCAGGTTTCTTGATGTATTTATTAATACACGGGTTAGGAGAACCATTATAAAACCGAACTGAATCTATGACCAATAGAGTAATCCATCAGTATTGGTTTTTTGTGCCCTTGAATGGGGGGGACAATAGGGGGGGTTTTCTCCAGCATAATTTGAGAGTAGATATAAAACAACCAGCATACCAGTACAAGAAAGAGTTGAGATATTTATATAAAAAGAAAGCAACCAGTATAGCACTAAACAAATTTGAAATGTATAATAACAATAAAGTATCCAGATGGAGAGCAGGTGAAATGGTACTAAAAGAGTTCTATAAGTTGAGCGCCGAAGATAAGAGAATCTACGTTGAGAGTATAATACAAATACCGGTAGAGCACCAGAGTGATACAGATGAATATATAATTC